TGCCTTTGCTACTTTAGTAGCACCAAGCCTACAGGATGTAATCAAGCAGGTAGGCACGAACTTGCGGGACGTAGCTCAAGGGTTACGCGCTCGCGGTATCAAGACCGCCAAAGGCAATGAAGTTTGGCACCCAGCCCAAGTGGCTAAATTAATGAGGAGAGTTAATCATGCAGTCATTTAACAAGCACAACCAATCACCCAAGGACTTGTACAAGTCTGAGGATTCCCTGCTGGATAAGGTTATCGGTACCGTGGCCTTCCTGGCGTTCGTAGTAATCGTAGTAATGGCATAAGGAGCAGCAATGAATATTCTTAATCCAGAAGTAGGTTATACCCCAGCAGCAAAGACAGACGTAAGCCGCACCCTTAAACGGCATGGCTTTGTACCGCCATCCGAGGACAAAGAGATCCAAAAGAAGTGGGAGTTCTATCGCACCATATCTATTCGTAACGAAAGGAGAATGAAATGACAACACAATTTGAGATAGTTCAATCAGAACTCAAGCGCAGCCGAGCCAAAGGCATTACGAGCTGGGACGTAATCGAGAAGTACGGCATCACCCGCTTGGCACACTATATCCACAAGCTACGCAGTAGCGGCTGGCGCATTACTGACTTTTACGAGTGCGATCCAGATGACGTAACGCACAAGTGGAAACGGTACATTTACAAAAGCTCACCCAAAATGGCAGCCATGAAGGAGTCTAAAAAATGAACTACGCTAGCTACTTTTTGGCCATCAGCAATCTGCTCAAGCAGGCCTACGCAGCCGCAGAGAGCCGCGACTTTGAGGCTGCATCAAACCTTAGCGCTGACATTGCGGTATACGCAACCAGCCTGGCAGCACTCTTAGACCATAAAACAGAAACCGAGGTATAAAAAATGGTAGGTAAAGTCACTCCGAACGATATGCTCTCAGCCAGCCGGATCCCTGCGGTCTGCGGCATGAGCAAGTACAGATCACCCAATGATGAGCTGCTGTCATCCATTGATTTTTTAAAAGGCATTAACCCGCCAGACATCGGCAACGAGGCGATGGCATGGGGTAATCGGCTAGAGCCCACAATCCTGATGGAGGCCGCCAACAGGCTTGGATGCAGCCAGCTAGAGATTGAGCACCCATTCCCTTACTTCCACGATAAGTGGCCTCTGTGCTGCTCTCTTGACGGCACAGCCACAGGCAATGTAAACGAGGTCTTTACAGATCCTGAGAAGGGCATCTACGTGGTCGGCAGCGAAAGTATCGTACTGAGTGGTACAGGCATCATTGAGGCCAAGCTAACCTCAATGCCAGCTGAGGACGTGTTGCCCCTGTATAGAGGCCCTATACAGCTGCAAGCACAAATGGCGATATACAAGGCAACCTGGGGCGCGATTGCTACGCTGTATCAGGGTACAGAGCTGCGTATATTCTTGTTTAAACAACACCCGGCAACCCTAGAGCTCATTGAAAAGACCTGCAAAGAGTTTCAAGATAAGCTAGATCGCTGGAAAAACACAGGCGAGATTGATTACTACCCGCCTATCAATCCAAAGGATGCAGCTCGTACTTTTAGCTCAGGCTCAGATGATGAGCCAGTAGTCTTAGATAATTATGTCGAGGAGTTGACCAAATTACTTTTGGAAAACAAGGCAAAAATTACAAAAGCAGAAGAGGAAAATAGCAAGATACAGACCGAGATTATGGGCATTATGCAGAACCATACTCACGGGGTAGCAGGGCAGTACCAAATAAGCTGGCCAGTCCGTAGCTACAAGGCAAAGCCAGCAACGATAACACCCGCAAAAGAGGCGTACTCCATACGTCAGTCCACTTTAACCATTAAGCAATTATGAAGATTATTAAATCGCCGTTTTGGCACATACTCCAGCGCGAAATCGCAGCTAGAAAATTATTGAAAGGTAACAAATGAGCAACTTAGTTAAGCACCAGGGCTTTGCCCCGCAGACAATGACAGAGGCTATCGACTTCAGCAATATGCTGAGTAAAAGCACGATGGTTCCCAAGGCCTACCAAAATAAACCAGAGGATGTACTGGTCGCTGTGCAATGGGGATACGAGCTCGGCCTGGCACCATTGCAGGCTTTGCAGAATATCGCGACCATTAACGGTAAGCCTAGCGTATACGGTGACGCGGCGATGGCCTTAGTCCAGAACTCACCCGTCTGTGAGGACGTGAAGGAGTACTTTGAGGGCGAGGGTACCAGCAATCCAATCGCGGTCTGCGTGGCCAAGCGTAAGAATCGTACTGAGGTTATCAGCAAGTATTCTGTTGAGGATGCCAAGCGAGCTGGCCTGTGGAATAAGCAAGGGCCTTGGACTCAGTACCCCAAGCGTATGCTACAGATGCGAGCCCGTGGCTTTGCCCTACGGGACGCGTTTCCAGACGTTCTGAAGGGTTTAATCACGGTCGAGGAGGCTCAGGATTACCCAGACGATACGGCAGCGCCACAGGCGCCTCAGATCAAGCACGCTAACCCGCTTGATGCTATCCCATCTGTGTCAGTTTCAGAGGTAGAAATTTTGGAAACACCAGCTGCTGAGTGTAGCGAAAATACAACAGTTGAGATTGTATCCGATCAGATACAGCCGCCAGGCACCTTCAAGTTAAACATCCCCGGCAAACCATCTGAGCTGCATGATGGCATGACGGCATGGATGGATCGTTATAACGAGATGGCAGATAAGGTAGCGCGTTCGCGCCTAGCCAAAGAGCTCAAGATCCAAAAGATTGGTGAGTTCAATACGCTAAACGCGGATGTCTTGAAGATGCTAACCGCGGTGCAGCAGGCTGGCATGGCAGCCCACAAGCAAAAACGTAAGATGGCTATTGAGGGTTAACTAAGATACAAGGCGCGCTCATCATTGCGCCTTGTAACCAATCCTTTGAGTACCTTGCCGCCAGCCTTAGTCCAATCAAGGAAGGCCTCGGCGGCACCCTCGTAATCACCTCTGTTGTGTTTCATCCTAAGCGTAGAACGCTGTAGATTACCCAGTCCAACATTAAAGGCAAAGCTGGTAAGTGCGCCAAGGCGACCAGGAGTAAGGCCATCAGGGCATAATCTTCGTACCCCAGATTCAAAACTGCCCAGGTCTTTAGCAAGCATCTCATCTACCTCTCCCATTGATAACACCCGATCCCAACCAGCAGGGATAGGCAGGGCTTTGCGCTCTGCTAGCGGTACCTTGATATGCGACTGGTCAATTACATGGCCCACGCCTACAGTCCAGATTAAAGCCGGGCATTGGTACGGTTTAGTACGAACGCCCTCATGGTGCTTAATCATCTCAATGACGCGGTGCTCTAAACTCATTTTTTAGAGAATGCCTGAGTGCCGAACCAGAACGCAATGATGGAGGCCAGTATCTGCATCTCATCACCATCAAATATTAGAGTAACCGACTCAGCAAACGCTGCGCCGCTTGACCATGCCCACCAGATCGAGGCGATATCAACCACGATTAACAGGAATACGAATAAATAAGTAACCATCGGACGTACCGATGCGCGTAGGTTAATAACCCATTGGCTCGCGCCTTGACCGATAGCGATGTCGTGGGCATAGAGTGCCTCGCGCTCCTTCTCTGCGGTCTGTATAGCGATCTGCTCTGTGCGGATCTCCTCAACTCTAGCCTGGGCAATGTAGCCTTCTTTGAGCATCTGCATCTCGCGCTCTGTCTGCATCTTAGCTAGCTGTAGCTCATGTGATTTGTCTGATTTATCTTGAAAAAAATCCATCAGCTTTGGTAGGCCGCCCATCAGGAAAGACAGCGCGGTTGAAATTAAAGTTAGCATTAGAACGCCCCTATGTATTTAAGATAAACAGTAACCCAGAACGCAGCAAAGAAACACCATGCTAATGCTACCCTGCGCTCATGCAAATCAGATTTGAAAGCCTTAGTATTTTCTTCTTCCACTTTAGCTATCTCATTCTTAATTCTTAAAACTTGATCCCATTCTTTGGCTCCGTACTTGCGTACAAAGTCTATCTTTAGTTTGGCCTCCTCATCGGAGATTACTTTGCGTCTTTGATATTCCTGTAGAGCTTTGATAGTGGCAGTTTGTTTCTTAAACTCAGCCTCTCGCTGGGCTCTTCGTCTCTCTCTGGATCTCTCTTGAGCTGATTCAAGCGCCTCATTCTGTAGGCTTTCAATGCCCTTAGAGATTTCTCTGCCAGCGGCCTTGCCACTATTTATGCCTTCGCTAAAACCCTTTGCTCCAGCCAAAAATCCGAACTCGTCTGCCACATCCTAGCCTACCTTGATTTGGCCAATGCCAGCCAGATAAGTTACTAGGCTGATCGCGGCCACGCCCACCACCCAAAAGAATTTAGTCACAATAGATTTACCTACCGAGGTGTATACCTTTTCGATCACCCTCTCGGTTACTTTTTCCACAATATCTTCCAGCTCTTGGTCGGTAAGATTAGACATGATTAGACTTTCTTTCTGGCTACAACTATTTTCTTAGCCGCTGGTTTCTTGGCCGCTACCTTACGGGCTGGTCGTTTCTTAGGAGCTGCTGGCTTGGCCTCTTGCTTATCAATCTCAGCCCAAAGTGTATCCATATCTACCTTATAAAATTTATGGTAGTTAAACTTAGCTAGTATCCAATCAATTACAAACATTAATTTTTTCCCTTTCCTGTTCAAGTAATGGTACGTCTTGCCATTTGCTTTGATAGCCTTGTGTAATGTTTATATAACGCACTTGCAATTTGGCATTGCCATAAATCGCTTTTAATATACGAAACTCAGGCGTTGAATTTGGGTACGTCATTGCTTTCCTTCTTGAAATACATTTACAAATACCGTGCTATCTTCTAATGCTTCTATTTCATGCCATTCGCCAGCAGGTAAATTAAGCGGCTTGCTATTTTTATTAATGGTGTGCGTTCGCCCTTCAAGACTAATTAAACATGATCCCGAGTTACACATAGTTGCATGAGAATAAGTATGAATATGCTTTGGCAGCCCCTCACCAATATTTGCGTGAAAAACATTTACTCTAGTATTGCTATAAGTAAACGAATGTTTTGGGGCTACTCCAATCATGCTTGCTCAGTTCCTTCTGTAATTGGTTGCTGTAAATCAATCTCTGGAATCGGTGGAGCTTCGGGTGGTACATATTCCGCAATTAAACCATATACTCCCGCATTTCCTTTAGACCAAATTTCTTGGATGTGTGCATACGAATCAGTTTCGTTTACCCCTGTTGGGTGTTCTTCGTTAAATTCTTCGTACTTAACAACGCATGAAAAAATAGTGTGCTCCGCATTGCACCACTCCAAATCTTTTACATATTCAATAGTAAACATTATTTTTCCTTAAGAAACTCTTACTACCATTACTTGACCGTATAATACGGTTGTAGTGTTAGTGCATAAATCGTAAGAAGAATCACCTCTACCGGTTAAACTTACAATGCGCCATGTTCCTGAGACGGTTGAACAACCCAATGGTGCTACGTGCCCCGTATTTCCCAGAACCTTTTGAGTAGGCGTAGCATTTTCTGAGCCTACATTAGAACCAACACTTGTGTAAACGCTAGTGCTTGAAAATTGTGATGTTATTAGGCCCACAGATGCTTGATACGTTGCAGTTGTTGGGTAATAAAGAATAGAGCCTGATACAGTGTCGTTTGTTTTAAATGTTGATGTACTAAAAAGAAGTAAGGTTGCTGTATTACCAATATTGCCAAATGTTGTATTGGTAATATTTCCTGTTTGTCCATTAAGAGATGTAACACCGCCTGATATTGCGGCAGAAGTCCAAGTAGATCCATTAGAAGTTAAAACATTTCCTGAGGTGCCTGGTGCTACTGCTTGAATTGATGAAGTTCCGTTACCTAATAAGACATTTCCAGCAGATAAACTAGTCGCCCCTGTGCCTCCTTGTCCAATAGATAAAGCGGTAGTTAAACCAGATAAAGCTGTTATATCTGAGTTAGATCCTTTCAATGCAAACGGAGCAGCTGCCGCGGTTGATGCGCCCGTGCCGCCATCAGCAATAGCTAAATCTGTAATTCCAGTAATTGTACCGCCAGTAATTGCTACATTGTTACTGTTTTGGTCTCCCATAGTTCCTGGAGATACATTTGTTCCTGATACCGCTACTGGGTTTCCATCCCCATTAAAGCCTAAATATTTATTTGCTCTACTTGCTTTAGCAGGCAATGTCATTGCAATATCAGTAGGATCCGTTACTGGCGCCTTGAGGCCGCGCTCTGCGGTCTCGGCTACCTGCTGAATAAAAATGGTCTGGTTATCCAGCTCATCGTTTAGTGTGTTAGCAAACAGATCGCCGCCTGTGGTAAAGTCAGTAGTGCGCTGGATATTCTTAGCGCCGACAATCGTAATGTTGCTGGTGCCAGCTGTAGCCACTAGCGTTACAGAGCCTGTGCCGTTAGCGTTAATCGTAACGGTATAGTCAGTAGTCAAGGTCAGCAATGTGCTGGCTTTGTATACTGCGATATCGGTTTGGCTTAGAATCTCAAAAGTAAACGAATAAGGGCCTGTGCCTGATGCGGCATAGACCACTCTGCGGGGTACATTGGATATCGCGTAATCTGCCATAATCTTTCCTTAACTTAGTCTGAATCTATCTGATTTTGCTAAAAAAATCTAGCGTTTATATTTACCGTAGTCCCGCTTAAACTCATCGTTCTCCCGCATAGCATCAAACAGCTCGGGATCCTCTGCAATCAACCTTTGCTTGGCATTAGAGTAGGCATCGGATATCACCTTAGAGATGATGGCCTGAGCCTTACCTAAGTCATTGCTAGCCAAGTTCTGCATGGAGTCCGACTCACCCAAATAAGCGATCTGATCTGCCAAAGCCCCATCCTGCGTGGCCAGCTCAATCCAGCGGTTGTACTGGGTAGCCGACAGCTGGATACCATCGATTGATTTCTTTGGTATATACATAGGTACGCCATAAGCCACCAGCACAGCCTTGGCCTGGTTGTACTTGCCGCTTGACTCTTTGAATGGGTTAAACATCTCATAGAGCTTGCCCTTGCCGACCATCTCAACCTCACCCGTAATCGGATCTAAGGCCCGTGGCAGGCTGTCAGAGGTCAGCGGATTGCGTGACTTGTAGTACTGAACAGCGCTATAGAAACCGCGTACTGCCGGATCGATAATGCCCGTCTTAGTACTCATCTCAGCAGGCATCGTGCTTGACTTGCTAGGATCTACAATCCGCTCAGTACCAGCAATCAAAGAGCTATGCGCCCCCAGCGGAGAGCCGCCAATAGCAAACTGGGATATCTGCTTGCTGGCTGCATTGATTAAATCGTATAGGATTGTGGGGCCATCCTTAGAGCCGGAGGTAAATACCTTCTGAATGTCGCTAAATCCTTGTAGCATAGGCTGCTCTGATAAGTACTGGTAAACCCCTAGAGTGCCGCCCATCATTAGCTTGTCTAAGTCCTCGCCGCCTGGAGTCATTTGGGCATATTCACCTGATGTAGCGCCAATGCCGAGCAAGGTACCGATCGGCTCCAATCCAGCATAGGAGATATACACCTTATCTGGGCCGCGGGAAACGGTGGTCAGTTTCTCAAACTTGGCCATCATCTCCTCAGATACATCCTTAGCATCAAACACAAAGGAGAACTGCTGCCAGCCTGTACCCTCTAGCGCCTTCTTATCCTCCATCCGCATAGGGCCGTAGCCTGTAACGCGGCCTTCAAATACGCCAGCCGCTACCGAGTAAATCATTGCGCCGCCCAAAGTAACCCGAGCAATGGCCTGATCCCTGCGGATGCCGCCTGCGTTATAGTCACCCCAGAACCGTGGGCTTGCAAAGTTCAAGCCAGGCGTGCGAGTAATAGCCTCTAAAGCAATATTCGTAGGCGTTTTAATAAACGGTACAAACATCTTAATTAATGGATTCTGAGCTGCGCGCTGGATACCCTGCAATGCTGGCTCCAGCTCACGGGTAAACGTAACAGTACGCGATACACCCATAGCAGCGTCTTGGATATCTGCCGTAGGATTAGCCAACATCTCAGCCATAAAGTCAGCCGATTGACGGGCAGCGTTATCAGGCGCTACACCGCTATCTACTAGCGACTTATACATCTTTTCTGATTCGCGGGTAGCTAAAGCATTGAGCTCCATGCGGTAGCCGACTGCTTTGAAAAACTCGTCCTCAGCCATCAGGGCGCGGCCTGGTATTGTTACAAACTTACCCCAGTACTTTAGAGCTCCGCTCATTGCTTTGCCAGTATCTGAGTCGCCCATGTCAATCTCAAAGGGCTCACGGTTTAAGCGCGTTGCCTCTATCTTTTGGAATGGATCTGTAGGGGTATTGCTCTTAAATGCTCT